TGTTGAACCAGATCCTGCAATCACAGTATTTGGAGGTATTGTTTGAGTAATACCAGAACCAACTTGTATGTTTGAAGGTAAAGAACCAAATGTTAATACTTGATCTGCTAAGTCATCAATTATGGCAACCTTTAGGTTATTTGCCCATGAACCAGGGTTTCTAGCAGCAACTGTAACACCTGTTATAGTTGATCCATCATATCCCAGATCATTATAATGTTCTGTACTTTTTATCTTTATGCTTCCAGCAGTTCCCGAAAAAGCATTCTTTAAATCATCATCATCTGCTCTAACGACCCTTAGTGGTCCTCCATAAGCAAGATAAGATGATGCAACCATCCAATACTCATAGTGCTTGTCAGCAGAGTATGGTTTTCCAAAATTGTCTAGTAAATCTTGTTCTGTCTCCACCAAAATTGGAAGATCAACTGCACCTTTGGCAAATGGTCCTACAATAGCACCAACTTTGTCAGATGCTGTGTCAACACGACCAACGGTTAGGTCAACTTCTCTAACTACAATTCCAGGAGATGCTAAATTTAGTGGCATCTTTATTCTCCGAATCTCAGATTATTTCTGAAATTATTTATTAAAATATCCTTTTTCATGTAGTCTACATGTATTATAATGCACCATCCCAGAAGGTATCACCTATTGGTTGCATGTTTCTTGATATAAAATATAACCCTACGTTACATGCAAACCAATTAATATTAATTATCCAAGCCTGTCTCCAAAGATATTTTCTATTAGACTCTACTATGTAAATATTTCTCTCATTATCTGTCCTTTTTACAAACTGCTCCAATACTAATGCAATTACGAAACCAACTGCATATATGTAAAAAATAAAATTTAAAAAACTAGAACTGAAAAGTAAAGCTGAAATCATCTATAATCCCACATGTAAGAACGGTCTCCATACTCATCAGTATGCCACACATCACCATCTTTGTCAACAAAGGTTGAGTCTTCTAATCCAGTTTCAATAAAACCAAATGGTGCCATGTCCTGTTCGATTTGGTTCTTTTGCTCTTCATATATCCTCTTTCGTATATCATTATCAGTCATTTCCTTGAAGTATTCTTGTTGAACTAACCATGCAAATATCACTAAACACATAGCTAAGTCGTCATTACATCCCTCTTCTGCCTCAAATGAGTTGTGTTTTTGTGCAAATGTAGTTAATTCTGATATGATTTCATAGTCACAAGTAAGTAGTTTATGATCTTCGATTAGTGTTTTCAGGTTACTACAACCGAGTTTTTTCACTGCTGCAGTGGTTCTAACACCTAATTGTGTTTTCTTTCCTGAAAACCCCTGACCGACTATTTGACCATTTCGACCTCTCATCGACGCCATAAGTAAGTTTTCATACTCTAAATCATATTGAAGTATGCTGGCAACCTGATCTCCGATGTCATTTACTTCAACCAATATGTAAGCATTATTATATCCTTTTGCAACATCAAGTATAATATTTGGAAACAACATTGGTTTAACTTCGTTATTTCGATATTTTGCCACTACCTTATATGGAAACTGAGTGACATCAAATACTATAAATGCAGAATAATCATTTCCAAGACCTCTTGCAACGTCAACTGTAACTATGTAATTGTGTTCTTTCTCTGGTTTTTCGTAAATATCAAGACCTGCGTTCTTCGTAATTGGTGTTTCATACACCATATTTCTTAATATGGAGGGTGCAATCAATGTATTGATTGATCCTAAGAACTCACATTCAAACTCAACTTTGAATTGTTGTTCTGATGTGTTTGCTATTGTTTGCTCTCTCCATACGTCATCTCTGCCTGGTACTTCAGACCAATGAACATCTGTTGGGATATATTCGTTCTTTCCTCTCTCTGCATCGTGCCAATACCTATAAAAATGGTTCATCCCATGAGGGGTAGAGACCATTATGACTTTGGTGTTTTTACCAGAAGTGATAGTAGGATATACTGAGGCAAAGAATGACTCAGCAATATGGTTAGGAACAAAGGCAAACTCGTCCAGAAAAAGAATGTTGAAAGACATACCTCTAACTGCACTTGCAGAGGTAGATGCCGCCAGTATTTTAGATCCATTTTCTAACTCCAAACTTCCTTTATTCCAAGATATTATACCCTGTTGCATCCATTTAGGCAAATTCTCATATGCAGTCTGTAATCTACCTAATAAATCACGGGCAGTTGCTGCTTTGTTTGCAAGAATACCAATGTTTGTACTATCATTGAAAACAGCATAATGTAAAAGATATGATACAGATGTAGTAGATTTACCTGTCTGCCGAGGCATCTTACATATGTTGAAACGGTTTTCATGAAATCTTTTAATTAAAGTTTCTTGGAAAGAGTAAGGATGAAATTGAGTTAATCCTTCATCTAGAGAGACAATCTTAATATAATTCTTTGCAAAATAAACTGGGTCATTCTTACATTTAATAAACTCAATGACCTGCTCCTCTGTAAATTCATGAGGAGTATTTGCTTTTTTTAAATTTGGATTACCAAGGTATACATTATCATTCATAATTTATCAGCAATTCCAACGTCTACGTGCTTGTCTTAATCTACTATCTGGATCTTTAGCTGCTTTTGGAAACTTCTTCATTTGTCCTGCACTTCTTGCACAATAACTTTTTCTTCTGTTCGCAGCTTTACTACCTTTCTTTAACTTAGATGGTTTAGTTGTTACAGCAGTTTTTAATTTTGAACCTGGATTTCTACGACGATATGCTTCGACACCTTTCTGTGTCATACCAGCACCTGATTTTGTGGGTCTTTTGTGTCCTGACTTGACACTCATACCCTTCATATCATCTTCTTGTAACTTTTTTGAGTCGTCCTTACCCTCATAACCTAGTTCATCTCTCCAATCTGAAAACTCTTCTTTCTTGACACAATTATTATATGTTTTACCAAACATTTTCTTAGTGCCTTTCTTTTCATATCCCTTCCAACACTTTTGACCCTCACCTAGTTCAACTGACTCTGATTTATTACCCCAGTTTGCAGCACCAACTTTACGACACTTGACTAATGCACCTGATGCATAAGCACTTGGCCATACAGAGTATCTTGACTTGACTTTATGATAGCAAGCATCTTTAGATCCACTACCCTTTCCTTTCTTATCTTTTGCTTCTCCTAAAACAATTTCATCTCCAACCTCTACATTATACTCAGTGAACCAACCACGATTTGCTTCAATTGCAAATAATACTTCACCGTCAGATGATACTGGTAAACTACTATACGGTGTTAGTTCCTTAATACTTTCAACAGTTCCATCCTCTTTTACAAAAGCAACATCAAGGGGAATACGAGTATTTTTCATATGGAAAGAGTATTGTCCTACTTCCTCAAATATGAAGAGCATTCCTTTATCAATATCTAAACTTTCACGGAACATAAGACCTAATTTAAAGTCTCCGTCACTTTTTGGTATCTCAACATGTAATGGCAAATCAATATACCCTTCACTTGTAGTTGTGGTATGTTGTTCATCAGGTGTATTTGATGTAAGATTTTTTTTCATTTGCTTCTTTGAAATTTTAGGACCACCGATTGGATCACCGTATTCATCTCTTTTCATCTCTTCACTCATTTTCTTTTTTGGTTTATCAGTTGAGACATAGGTTGGTTTTGCAGCACCAGTTTTTGCTTGTTGACCAGGATCTGCTTTCTTCTTTCTACGAGCAGCAGAGAGTCTTTCTGCTTTTGTCATACTTGCTCTCTTTGATGATGATACACATTTAGGTGTGCCTTCACCAGGTTTGTCACTAGCACAAGTTCCTCCAGTGACGACATTAACCCAACCAGGTTTGCCATCTTTGGATTTTGAACCTTTGAACCACTTATGAAGTGAACCCTCTTTTACTGATTGTTGAAATGCTTTTTTTACTTCAGAAACACCAATTACATCAATCACTTCTGCGAAGGTCTCTCCTTTTGAATCTTCGATAGTAACAGAATCACTCATTAGAACTAGAATTCTCCTTATTATTTAGTATTCCTTGTTTTAACATCTTTGACAACTCAGATGTTGATCCTACAAATAATGCGTTGTTAGTTACGTTATTAGTTGTTTGTTTCTTATCTTCATCTACTTCTTTAACTTTCTTTTGTAAGTCCATCAACTTATCAGTAGTATCTGCAACTGATTTTATAATCTGTCCTGCAACTTCATATGCTCTGGCACTACCACCTTCACCAGCAACTTCTAAAATACCATTAAGTGCTTCCTGACCTTTTTCAACTAACGAATATAAATTTGCACGAGTATAATCATAGTCCTTTTTAACGTCATCCTTAGTAGATTCTACCTTTTGTGGTTTGCTTGTAGGAGTGACATCAATCGCACTACTTGTATTTAATGCTTTATCAATTGAATCATAGTTAGTCATAGTATTCATCCAATATCTCTTTGTTGTGTTGGACTGTATGATCTAGAATCTTGGAATACATCAAGACTACCATTAAATCCAAAGTCATCATCAGGTTCAACAAGTAAATCGTCAGCTGTTGTTAATACATCAATTGATGTATTTCCAAGATGCGTTGCAGCGGTGCTTTGATAACCACGATTTACCGTAATTGTATCTGCATCAACGATTTCCTTAATCTTCATGATTTCTTTATCTATAATAATTCTCATACCAACAGATAAAGCAGTAGTATTAGAAACATTTAATCTAGTTTTAGTTTTACTTAAATCATCTTTTAATATTGCTGTATTATCATCATTATAATCTTTAAGTGCTTGAGGAGTTGCAGTATATCTCAACTCTCTTCTTGCATTCTCAGTATCAACAGAAGCATGATAATCGACCTGAACTTTCTTGATAAGACCCTCACTAGAATCAGATACAGGACCGAAGAGATAAGTTTTTGCAGTAAAGTTTAATGTGTATATAAGTGCTCTTCTTGTTGCAAAATCTCCTTCATAATCATCTTGGAATGAAATATTATCTAATACTATTGGAATATCTCTTTTCTCACCAATTACATCTACAAGATCTACAGTAACATTAAATGATGGTTGAAAATAAGGTAATATTTGTTCTACAATTTGCAGTGCATCATCATTTAACTTAACAAGAATATTTAATTCAAATCCAAGATTATATGGAACTGGCATAAAAACTTTTCTAAGTTTGCCACCATCAGATGCTTTAAATGTTTGTGTTATTCCACCCTTTCTTGTTGCATCATATGCAATATTAGTTGTTTCAAATGACATTCTTGGTAATGTGATTTGAACTGCACGATTTAGATCTGGTTGTTGTTCTAATCTTGCTAGAAACTTTTGCATTGGTCCGTAAGCAAGAGGAACTCTCATGTCACTTGTTTCTTTTCCTGCACCATCTTTATGACGTATATGAATATCATTAAAAATTGTACCAAAAGAAATTATGGTTTTTCTGAGTATTTCGTGATAATAGTATTGTCCTAACATTAGAATGTACCGAATGGATTACCTTCTGAGAAATCAAGTATATCATCTGCTTCAGATTCGATGACTTCATTTGATTCAAAGGTTGTGTCTTGATTATCTTCATCGAAGAAATCTAAAGCATAATTTGAGAATACTGTAGATCCAAAGGAAATAGAAGTTGTAACACCAGTAGTATTTAACGATACTATGCTTATGGTGATTGAACTTACACCTATACCTGTAACAGTTGCACCAGTACCTATAACAATCGTTTGTCCAAATTTAACCTGATCTAATTCTTGATTTAAACTAATATTGGATGTGTTAATACCAGTTATTAAAGTAGTAGTTATACCAATAGTTCCTGATATAATTGAATCTGAATTAAAGAATGTTGATTCAGTTGCTTGAATAATTTCACCAGGTAAGAATGCTTTTGTGGTTGTTCCTATACCAACGTTTGATATTTTAAGTATCTTAGTATCAGTATCCCACTCTTTAACTCGTGCTTCAACACCAGATGAAACTCCTTTAACAACTTCACCTCGTGTAAAGTTACCCACACCATTAATTAATGATGGGTTTGCAATTGTTACTGTTGGTGAAACAGTATATCCAGCACCTGCATTTCTGAGTGTAATATCTGATATTGTATTATCTGCAAGAACGATTGCATCTGCAACAGCTGGAATAGTATTATTTCCTGTAATAGTTACTATTGGATTTGAACCATATCCAGCACCATTATTTGACATAGTAAAGTCAACAATACCAAAGTTTGTTAATTCTACAGCAGCAGTTGCTGCTGCACCTACCCCACCACCACCTGTTATGGAAACCAATGGTGCTTGTGTATAACCTATACCTGCATGTGTCAATTCAATTCTCTCTATTGAGAATACTCCACCTCTTGTTGTTGTTATTGCAACAGCAGTTGCAGTTATATTACCTGCACCAAATGGAGCAGTAGAAATAGCAACAGTAGGAGTGCTCGTATATCCACTACCATCATCATTTAATACAATTTGACGAATATATCCTTTATTACTCACATTCAATTGTGCATTTGCAGTTGCAGTAGCACCTATTCCTATTAATTGAAGAGTTGAAATATACCCAATATCTTCAAGTTGAGAATCAATTATATCAATACCAGTATCAATAACCTCATCTTCATATTCAAATAGTTCACATTTAAGTTGATATACGTAATTTTTTCCTAATTGATAGAATGGTTCCTCATGCTCTACAAATTTAACTTCAAATAATCTTGCTCCAAGTGGAAAAAATATAATATCTCCTTCACGAGGTCTTGTTGATAATTCATAATCATCATCAGAATTTAAAAATGGTGATATAAAATCTTCAAATCTTTCTTTTGATATAGTAAGAGTAAGTTCATCTCTTAAACTCACACCAAATTTAGTCATGATGTCTCCTTGACCACCATAA